GCTGCATGGCCTGTTGTTGGCATCTGGTTCACCGCACTTGGTGTTTCCACGATGGCGTTCAACCTGAACGGTTTCAACTTCAACCAGTCCATCATCGATGGTCAAGGTAAAGTGATCAACACCTGGGCAGACGTTCTTAACCGCGCTGGTCTGGGTATGGAAGTTATGCATGAGCGTAACGCACACAACTTCCCACTCGACCTTGCTGCTGCTGAGTCCACTCCTGTGGCACTTACCGCACCTGCAATCGGTTGATACGGTTGACAATCTAATAAAAAGGAGACCTTCACGGGTCTCTTTTTTTATGCTATAATTTTTAGACCGCTGAAAACTAAACTCATGAATGGAAATCTTGAACCGGAAGAGCGTGTGCTAGCAGAAGATAGAGCACAACTAGAAAACCATCTAGCAGCAAAACGTAAAGCAATTGCAGTATGCAATCAAGGTGTAGTTCAAAAACTGTATGATGTAATCTCAGAACTTGGTTGGGACTGCTATGATAATGTCACTGTTGAAATTGGTGGCACTCAAGTCTCAGGTATTCATCAAGGTGAGAACTATAACAAAAAATGGTCAGCACCATATGGGACTCGTAAGTATAATAAAGATGCTTTTATCATTATCAAAAATCAAGATCGTAGGGACTTGACCAAATCGCAACCCAATCCCGATCTTAAGGGACATCATCTTAAAACCGAAAAAGAACTTGCTGCAGAGTTAAAGAAAAGTGATGATGAAAAGGGTTATGATACCTATAGTAAATGATATATTTTAAGTTAGGAACTAAAAACAATTCTAGGTATAAAGACTAAAAACTGAAATAGATAGTGTAGTTGCGTAAACTTCTATGAAGTTGTTTTTTGCATTTATAGCTACACTATTTTTTGCTGTTCCTGCATGGGCAGTAGATGTTCAAATGGGATCTGGTGGCAATTTAGTTTTTGATCCAGCAGAAGTCACAATATCAGCAGGAGAATCAGTTCACTTTGTCAACAATATGCTTCCTCCACATAATGTTATTGTGGAAGGTCGCCCCGATTTAGGTCATGAATCGCTGGCAATGTTGCCAGGTGAAGAGTTTGATATTGCATTTTCAGAACCTGGTGACTATACTTATTGGTGTGCTCCCCACAAGGGCGCAGGCATGATCGGCACAGTACACGTTAATTAAATCTATGGCATACACAATTACTCTCAAAACCCCCGACAGTGGCGAACATACTATTCAATGCGAGGATGATCAATATATCCTAGACGCAGCAGAAGAGGCAGGAATTGATCTTCCATATTCTTGCCGTGCTGGTGCTTGTTCGTCTTGTGCGGGAAGAATTTTAGAAGGCACATTGGATCAAGAAGAGCAATCATTTCTCGATGATGATCAATTGGAAGCAGGACTTGCATTACTTTGCGTAGCATATCCTACTTCTGATTGTGTAATTGAAACTGAGAAAGAAGAAGAACTTTACTAATGAAATATACACATAATTATATGAAAATTTTTCTTGATACTGCGGATACGGATATTATCCGTAAGTATTTTCAAACTGGATTGGTAGATGGTGTCACTACTAATCCAACACTTATCATGAAAAGTGGTAGAAATCCTGAGGATGTCTATCAAGAAATTAAAGACATTGGTATTCGTGATATCAGTATGGAGGTTGTTGGATCTGACACCGAAATGTATGAGGAAGGTCTCCGTCTTTATGAAAAATTTGGTGAAGTTGCAACCATTAAAGTTCCTTGCACACGCGAAGGTCTGAATGTCTGTAAGCATCTTTCCTCAAAAAATATTAAGGTTAATGTAACTCTTATCTTTAGTGCAGCACAAGCAGTTCTTGCTGCTAAGGCAGGTGCTACTTATGTTTCGCCTTTTGTTGGACGTTTGGATGATCAGTCCGTTGCTGGTCTCGAAGTAGTTCGTTCTATTTCAGAACTCTATCGAATTCATGGTGTAAAAACGCAAGTTCTTTCTGCTTCTATTCGTAGTGTTCAACGTGCCATTCGTTCTTGGTATAATGGTGCAGAAATTTGCACTATGCCACCAAAAGTATTTGATCAAATGTATGATCATATTTTGACGGATAAGGGACTTGAAATTTTCGATAAAGATTGGGAGTCCGTAAATGAAAAAGTTCAATGAAGTTACACTAAACATCACTGTAGCAATCATTGATTTCCTCTATCAAGGTAGAGATTTTCAACGCTTCTGGGTGCTTGAGGAGATTGCTCGGGCACCTTATTTTGCATTCTTAAGTGTATTACATTTAAGGGAGTCATTAGGACTTCGTGGACCAGAACACATTTATTTGATGAAAGAGCACTTTGCACAGACATTAAATGAAACAGAACATCTGGAATATATGGAAAGTAGGGACGGTAATGCTTATTGGATTGATCGCTTATTCGCCAAATCTCTTGTACTTATCTACTATTGGGTCAATGTGGTTTATTATTGGGTGGCTCCTAAGTCTGCATACCATCTATCGTATGAAGTAGAGATTCATGCTGCTACTACATATGCCAAGTATCTTGCATATAATGGTCCCGATGAAAAGATTCTTGAGATCTTGAATGATGAATTACAACACAGTCATGAATTAGAAAAAGCAATTAGTTTAATTGATTCAGATAGACTTACAGTTAGGGAAAAGGAAACAGTAGTATGAGAGCATTAGTTATTTTTGGTGCGACTGGTGATTTGTGTAAAAAGAAGTTGATTCCTGCTTTATATAAACTTCACACAAAAAATCTTCTACCAAATGATTTTAAAATTATTGGTTCTGCCAGAAGAGATCCTGGTCGTGATGGTTGGATTAAATCTCTTGGTGACTATCCAGAAGATTTTACTAATCGATTGGATTATGTTTGTGCTGATTTGAGTGTTATAAAGTCATTAAAACAAATTGAAGAATATGATGACATGACTTTCTTCTTATCTGTTCCTCCAGAAAGATATGCAGATGCTATAGTCAACTTAAAGAAAGCAGGTAAACTAAATGACCCAGAAACATCCCGTGTGGTTATTGAAAAACCCTTTGGGTACGATCTTAAATCTGCTGATCATTTACAGTCAGTGGTGGGCACAAATTTACGCGAAAAACAAGTATATCGCATTGACCATTATCTTGGCAAAGATACTGTTAATAATATACTTACTACTCGGTTTAGTAATACTCTTTTGGAACCACTTTGGAACCGTAATTTCATAGAAGAGGTTCAAATCTTTGCTACTGAAACAATTGGTTGTGAGGGGCGTGCTCAGTATTATGAGTCTGCCGGAGCAGTTCGTGACATGCTACAAAACCATATGCTTCAGGTTCTAGCATTAGTTGCTATGGAACCACCTTGTAGAGTTGATGCAAAAGAAATCAGGCGGGAGAAGACAAAAGTTCTTGCCGCCACTAGATTAGGGAAGAAACTTCTTTGTGGACAATACATTGGGTATAAAGATGAAGAGGGCGTTGATCCTGATAGTAGTACTCCTACCTTTGTTGCTGGTGACATATTCATCGATAACTGGCGTTGGCAGGGAGTTCCTTTTCACTTTTTAACAGGCAAAAAACTTCAAGTTGACTGTGTAGAGGTTGTGATTAAATTTAAATCACCGCCTCAAAATTTATTTGATGGTCATGAATGTAATGATCGCATGGTAATGAGATTACAACCAGATCCACATTTAGATATGAGGATTGATATTAAAGCGCCCGGTCTTGAAGATAAAGTTGAACCAGCAACACTGCAGTATCATTATCCTGTTGAGAAAGCTGTTGATGGATATGAAAAATTGTTATATGATGCAATTAATAAAGATCAGTCACACTTTGTTCACTCAGATGAAGTGCTTGAGTCTTGGAGAATTGTTGATGATTTATTATGCACAAAAGAAAAATGTCCTGTAAGAACGGTTCCATACCTCTATCATCCTGGAATCTGGGGACCAATGCACAAAACTCGGTTTATAACAAACTGGGACTATCCACTCAAACTCAAATAGGAGAGAATAATGAACCGATTTGAAGGATTTACAGATAGGGAAAAACGAATGTTTGCAGAAGCACTTTGGCGAAGACAGAGATGCTTTATTGCAGGAGACAGGATGTTTAAGGATTACGAACAACTTCTTGATGAAGTATTAGAAGATATTGATTACATTCCGGGGAGGGTTTTATGAAAATAGGTATGATTGGACTTGGACGAATGGGAGAAGGAATGTCCCGTCGTCTTATCAAAGCAGGACATGAAGTACATGGGTATCGCAACAACTATAAAAAAGCTGAAGAACAATATGAAAAGGGTTATATCAGTGGATGTGCCACTTCTTTGGAAAGCCTTGTTCAAATAGTTCACAATCAAGACGGAATGATCGGTAAGGCACCCGGTGTCTTTATGATGGTAGTACCCGCAGAAACAGTAGAGGACACGATCAATGAGTTACTACAATTTTGTGTGGAAGGTGATATTATTATTGATCATGGCAATAGCAATTTTAAGGACTCTAGACGAAGGGCAGAAAGGCTTGCTAAACTTGGCATCCAATATATTGACTGTGGTACTAGTGGTGGTGTTTACGGTCTGGAGCGTGGATACTGTCTTATGGTTGGTGGTGCAGATACTGCAGTATCCGCCTGCGCTTCTATCTTTAGGGCACTCGCACCAGGGATTGGTGCTGCAACCCGCACAGACCCTTACACAAACGCAACATCTGCTGAGTATGGTTGGTTACATTGTGGTGGACCTGGTGCAGGTCACTTTGTAAAGATGGTCCATAACGGAGTTGAATATGGAATCATGCAAGCATACGCAGAAGGATTTAATATCCTGCATGAAGCTAATGCTGGGTCAGCTTACGTTAAAGCGGGCGATGCTGAGGTTGCTCCGATGGAGAATCCGGAAGACTATTGCTACGATATTGACTGCGCTGAGGTGGCTGAGTTGTGGCGTCGTGGTAGTGTGGTTGGCAGTTGGTTACTGGATCTTACTGCGGATGTACTTCGTGGCAATACAGAGCTTAATAAGTTCGATGGAGGGGTTTCCGATAGCGGTGAGGGTCGCTGGACTGTTCATGCCGCTGTCGATCTGGGTGTTCCCACTCCTGTTATTTCTACGGCGTTGTTTGAGCGTTTTGAATCTCGTCGTTTGGGCGCTTTCGCCTTCAAGGTCTTAAATGGAATGCGATATATGTTTGGAGGACATCATGTTAGGTAAAATTTTATTATTTGCATGTATTCCATTTTCTTTAATTACTCTTTATTTTGGAACAAGGGGTGGGTATTACGATACTGATTTATATGATGGTGATGGCACTGCCCATAAAGTGTTAAAGTGATTTCATCAACCACCCCATATAAACTTGCTGAAATTATTCGTGATACTTGGCCACAAATTTATAGACCACCAGGTAAACAAGTAAAAAAACCTATGGACAATAAATGTAAAGATGTGTAAACTAAATATGAAAGAATACATAGGAGGTTATGACAACTTCAACACTATCACAACAATCACAACGAGGTTGGTTCGATGTCCTTGATGACTGGCTTAAACGAGATCGCTTTATCTTTGTGGGTTGGTCTGGACTACTTCTTTTTCCCACTGCTTATCTTGCAATTGGTGGCTGGCTTACTGGCACGACGTTTGTTACAAGCTGGTACACCCACGGACTCGCAAGTAGTTACCTTGAGGGTGCTAATTTTCTTACAGCGGCAGTGTCAACTCCTGCTGACGCTATGGGTCATTCTCTTCTTTTACTTTGGGGTCCTGAGTCTCAGGGAGATTTCATCCGCTGGTGCCAACTTGGGGGACTCTGGAATTTTGTGGCGCTCCACGGTGCCTTCGCCCTAATTGGGTTCATGCTTCGACAGTTTGAACTCGCACGTCTTATCGGAATCCGTCCCTACAATGCGATTGCTTTTTCGGGTCCTATTGCCGTATTTACTTCTGTATTTCTCATCTACCCTCTTGGACAATCCAGTTGGTTCTTTGCGCCGTCATTTGGTGTTGCAGCGATCTTCCGCTTCCTTCTATTCCTCCAGGGATTCCACAATTGGACGCTTAATCCCTTCCATATGATGGGAGTTGCTGGTATACTGGGAGGAGCGCTTCTATCTGCAATTCATGGAGTGACCGTAGAAAATACACTTTATGAAGATGGAGAACAGGCAAACACTTTCAAAGCATTCGACTCAACCCAAGAAGAAGAAACTTATTCAATGGTTACAGCAAACCGGTTCTGGTCTCAGATCTTTGGCATTGCGTTTAGCAATAAAAGGTGGTTACACTTTTTTATGCTGTTTGTTCCTGTTATGGGTCTGTGGACAAGTTCCATCGGTATTATTGGTCTTGCTCTCAACCTTCGCGCTTATGACTTTGTTTCGCAAGAAATAAGGGCATCAGAAGATCCAGAGTTTGAAACTTTCTACACCAAGAACATTCTCTTGAATGAAGGTCTTCGTGCATGGATGGCACCAGTAGATCAACCACATGAACAGTTTGTATTTCCGGAAGAAGTTCTTCCTAGAGGTAATGCACTCTAATATATAAATCAGATAATAAGGAAACATGCTCAGATTCCAAATTCTTGATGCTTTATTTGCTCAAGCACAAGGCAACATTGCCAAGGCAAAAGTAAATATTGAAATCTATCTTCAAGCACCTGTAGGTATAGGTGAGCACTCTGATATTCTTGCTTCAATTCAGGAGCAAGTGGATATTATCGCTCATGAAAAAGAACGTATTGAAGTTCTTAAGGAATACTTTTCAAAACCCATGAATCCAATTCCTGAAGAGCAAGATCCATTAATTCATGATATGGATCATGGTCATATGGATCATGATCATATGGGTCCTGAGCATGATTGTGGTCCTGATCCATTAGGCATGACTCCATTGTCATAGTAAAAATTATATGATATACTATGGGGGAATTATTTCCCCCTTTTTTTATGACGTTCACTGTATACTCGAAAGATGGTTGTCCTTATTGCTCTAAAGTTCAACAGGTGCTACAATTGGCAGAGTTAAAACATGTAGTATACAAACTTAATACCGACTATACGAGACAAGAGTTTTATCATAAGTTTGGTGTGGGATCTACATTTCCACAAGTTGTTCTAAATAATGAACACATCGGCGGATGTATGGAAACTGTAAAGTATCTAAGGGAAAACAAACTGGTTTAATGGAAAACAATCTTCACGAAATTTACACTGATGTTGAAAAAGCAATTGATTATGCTTTTGAAGGAAAATTTGTATTGAAGTTCTATGATTATCTTGAAATTCGTAAAACAAAAAGATATGAAGTAGAAGAATTTATTGAAAGCACAACTGCTGCTGAACTTAGCGATATGACTTTAGAACTTCAAGAGTATATTAAAGGTGGTAATGATAATGAGCATAAGCAACTTCGTGAAGGATATGGGCATATTTCTAAACCACAGGCGAGAAAGATTAAAGATTATTTGTATGGCATCTTAGAAGATGCATGGAGGTACAGTCGTGACAGAAAACCTGGGAGACGAAAAAAGCAAACTAAATAAATCAGATCCCCACATTAATCGTGGGGTAGAGTTGCTGTTACGCAACAGGAGGAGAAAACCAGAACCACCAAAAACTTTCCGGATAAAGTTTGGTAAAATGGTTTCTCTCTTTCGCAGAGAAATTGTTTTTAATCTAGACTTCTATCTTGATATTAAGAAAAAATAATTCTCTGGAGTTAAAAAATGTTAGCAGTAACCCTTACCATCAGTACACTTGTAGCATTAATGATGTTTTTTGTCGGAGGCGTAGTAGGATGGCTGGCAAAAGAACATGCATATCAAACACAACCAGTTTATACACACCCAGAGATGTTTGATGAAAATGGGAACATCCTTCCCGACGAAATTCTAGCAGTGAGATTTGAAAACTATTATGACGACAACGACGAAGAAGACAACTAGGGCAAAGAAGGCATCGGCACCAATACCGGAACTTCCTTCAAATCCATTTGTATTTGAAGTTTTAGAACTTGCATCCAAGCAGCGTTCTAATGCAAAGAAAGTGGAAGTGCTTAAGAAGTATGAGCACATGTCCTTAAAAACTATTTTTATTTGGAACTTTGATGAGTCTGTGGTAAGTCTTCTCCCAGAAGGTGAAGTTCCTTATGGTGATGCAGAAGATCAGTCTGTGTATTCTGGCACACTGTCTGAGAATATTGCAAAGGAAGCAAAGGGTGGGGCATCTGCAACAGGTCAAGATCTTGATGGGCGAGGCAGAACTTCACTTCGCCGTGAATATCAAAATCTTTATCACTATGTTCAAGGTGGTAATGGATCTCTTTCCACCATTCGTCGGGAGATGATGTTTATTAACCTTCTGCGAGGGTTGCATCCAAAGGAAGCAGAAGTTATTATTCTAACTAAGGATAAGAAACTATCCTCGAAGTATAAAATTAGTCTTGATAATGTAAAAGAAGCATATTCTGATATTCAGTGGGGTAATCGTTCATGACAGTAACTATAGAAAAAGGAGAAGAGATGAACAGTAAGGAAGTTAATCCAAGTGATCCATCTTCCTACGGGTGTCAAGTTCTTTTAGAGGAAACCACTCTTGACCTAGCAAATGATAAAAGTTTCCCAACTGATGCTAAACTTATTTGGTATCTAAAAGATGGAAAAGAATGTATGGATCTTGTAAGATGTAAAAAGTCTGTAGATCTATTTGACATGTATTTTGATAAGTATGGTCCAGGTTCCGTTCAAAAAATTGATTTTGGTTATGGATCTGTACGACCAAAATTATGGGGATACAAATCACCTGCAGAGAAGAAGAAAAAAAGATGAGTAAAGGATTTGATGTAGAAGTCGAAATGAATCCAGATGATATCAATCGTCTTCTTAAGAGATATAAAAAATTAAAGAAGTATCAAAAGTCATCCTTGTTTGCACTACAGACAATGGATGGTACTGAAAAGATCATTAGCAGTATGATTAAAGAATCTGAGGATGATCCTATCACTTGACAACCATAGTAAATAATACTATGATCTAGGCATGTAAAATCTTCATCATGTATAAACCATACTCCCCCGAGTGGCATCGTAAAAGATACCTAAAGGAAGCATTAGATAAGTACCTTGACGACTACGTTGAGAACGATATCATTATGAAAGATATCCTTAGCATTATTTGTGAGCGGCAAGACCGAGCACATGCTGAGTATCATAAACTTGAAGACTTAGAACTTAAACTGCGGGACTAAAATGCTATCAACTCAATACAGACTACGATTAGAGTTCATCTGTAAGAAGATTGCTAACAAAGAGGAAGTAAAATTAGAAGATATGATTTGGGCAGAGAAACTGTCCAAAGCAAATACAACTGCCAGAGAATGGTTGCGTAAAGCACGTCGTCAAGCTTCTCAAGATATTGAGGAGGGAAGTATTGATGATTTTATGAATAGGATGGGATTAGGTGATCCCGACCCATCCAATCACAAAACGGGATTTGATGGTGCTGATGAAATTGTAGACTGGTTCCAAAGAGATAAACCCGATGACTGGAGGCAACGTGACTGAAAAGATCACACCAGAAACTTACGAGGAAATGAATCGTGAGTTTGAAGAAGAAGGACTCGCCTTCAGAATTATTGTTCCCACACAAGAAAAAATTGATGAGTGGCAAAAAAGTAACTGAATTGAATATTGCAAATAACTTGGTAGATAAGATTGCTGAACTATTAGATGCAGAGGTTCATCATTCCCTTTTAGTTGATTATAAAGGTAATGCAGAAAGAAAAATTTCAATCATTTATAAGGAGAAAGAATAATGAATGCATGGATTTATAGCAACGGTAGTCAGGAGTGTGAGAGAGCTGCTATGCTTCTTAAAAGTATGCATAATGAGTTTAATGAATATATCTTAAATGAGCATTTCACTGAAAAGCAATTTCGTGCAGAGTTTGGTGATGAAGCAGAGTATCCTATGATTGCAATTGGTGTGAATCATAGAGGAACTCTGAAAGAAACTTTAAATTATCTTAACAAACATAATTACAAATGTTCATGTTGATACCAACACAATTTGACTAAATAAAGCATAGGGGTTTATAATAAACCCATCGTTCATCCCATGCTTAGCACACTGCTGGCATTAACCCTTGCCTCACATAATGATGGGTCGCCTTATGGGTGGCACATAAGTTGTGGAAGGTTTCTACAAAGAAGAATTGAAATCCTTACGGATGACAATTTGGATCGGAGAACTAAGTATAACCTAATAAGTTATCTTAGATCAAAGGTAGAAGGTCAATGCAATCAGACACTAACATAGGACGCAAGTAAGTCGCGGAACGGATCGTTCATCCCTTCGGGGACGCAAACGACTAAAGGAACGGACCTAAAAATCCAACTACTTTAGGAGTAAACAAATGAACACACTTCAACTCATCAAAGATCAGATCACCAAGCAGGCTGCTCTTCATGATGCACAGATTACACATACTGCATATCGTGGTGTTACGTATTCTGTAAAGAATGCAGATCTTAAAGTGTCTAACGGCACCTTCTGCTATCGTGGTCGCACCTATACTAAGTGAGGCAATTATGGAAGCACTACAAATCACAGGAGTAATTACCTTGGCATGTGTTGCTACTATGGCTTTATTGTATGGTGAAATCGTTCTTCTTCAACACACTTGAGGGGGGAATAAATGCTGAAGATCAAATTAGAATATGATCTTCCAGAATATGACCCTGAAATACACGACCCGGATAAGGTCTTCAGATACTTAACCTATCGTGGTGTTAGTTATGCAAAATGGATTTACCTTAAATCCCGATGCATACCGAAGTGGAAAATAACTTCTTGAGAGGTTTAAAAACCTCTCTTTTTTTATACTTATGTAAAATTGAAACAAATGTATATTACGATACCTAAACTTGTCTAGATAGTAATAGAATTAGGAGGTAGTAGTGAACTGAAAGTCCAACTATATTATTATCTAAACATATAGTGGAGGAACTCATGCATAATCTCATTTCGTATAATCAATTAGCGGGATGGAAAGAAAGCATAAAAAGATTGGAAAAAACTTTAGACACGAGTATGGAAGAATCCGATCTTATAAATGATTACTATGATTGTTTAATAGAGTGCGACGATGATCAGGCATCATGTAAAAGAATTTGTAGGAGGATTTTAGCAGTTTAAATCTTTCTAGGGCGGGTTGACTACCCGCCTTTTTTTGTGTATAATTGTCTGAAGTATACTATGCTTATGGACAAGGAGAAACTCAAACTGATTGTCAGAAATCTTGAGTCTCTGGTAGAATGCTTAAAGTCAGAAGTTTATTCTGACGTGGATGCATATACCACAAAGCAAGAGAATTTTGATGATCCTGCTGATTACTACATAACTGACTACGACGAAATTTTTAATGATGACGATGGATACCCCGATTAAACTTGTCAGTGTAACACCTGATGCAGAGAAGCACATGGCATATTGTGCCCGTGTAAGTAATCCTAATAATCAAAATAATGAAAAGTTTTCGGGTCTTCTGAGGTATTGTGTAAAGCATCAACACTGGAGCATCTTTGAACAAGCTACCATGACGCTTGAAATCAATACTACTAGAGGACTGGCAGCTCAAATTTTGCGACATAGATCTTTCACATTCCAGGAGTTTTCACAACGCTATGCTGATTCCTCCTTACTGGGTAAGACGATTCCTCTACCGGCACTCCGTAGACAAGATACAGACAACCGTCAGAACTCGATTGATGACTTGGATCCTTTTACGATTCAAACTTTAGAAATGCAAATGCAGACTCTCTTTGATTCTTCTATGGCATTGTATGAACAGATGTTGAACAGGGGCGTTGCAAAGGAGTGTGCTCGTTTTGTATTGCCCCTAGCAACGCCTACAAGGATGTACATGACAGGTTCCGTAAGGTCTTGGATACATTATATTGAATTGCGTTCTGCTAACGGCACACAGAAGGAGCACATGGACATTGCCGTTGGATGTAAGAAAATCTTTTGTGAACAGTTTCCTGCAGTCGCTGAAGCGATGGAATGGACGATCTAAATATCATTGTGAATTAAAGTAATCATGGCAACATATCCTGTTATCAATAAAGAAACTGGTGAACAAAAAGAGGTTAAACTTAGCGTTCATGATTGGAGTCAGTGGTTAGAAGATAACCCTGAATGGCAAAGAGACTGGTCAGACCCAGCAACTGCTCCTGCTAGTGGAGAGATTGGTGAAGTCTATGACAAACTTAAGAAGTCTCATCCTGGTTGGAATGATGTCTTGAACAAAGCATCTAAAGTACCTGGATCTCGAGTAAAACCTGTTTGAATTTATTAAATGCCTAGAAAGAAGACTACAAATCCTGTTCCATTTGGGATGAGCAATAAGCAAATGAAACGTAAAAAACCAATCAATTCTGATTTGATGAGAACGGTTGATCCGCTCACAGAGAATCAAGAAACTTTATACAGTGCTTACAAGGATGACCAGAACATTGTTGCCTATGGTGCTGCTGGTACTGGAAAAACTTTTATTACACTTTACAATGCTCTTAGGGATGTTCTAGATGAACGTTCTCCTTATGAGAAGATTTATATTGTTCGTTCATTGGTTGCTACTAGGGAGATTGGATTTCTTCCTGGAGATCATGAAGATAAGTCTTCACTCTATCAAATTCCATATAAGAATATGGTGAAGTACATGTTTGAAATGCCAGATGATTCTGCATTTGAAATGCTGTACGGAAACTTAAAAACACAAGGAACTATTAGTTTCTGGTCCACAAGTTTTATTCGTGGAACTACTTTGGATAATGCAATCATTTTGGTTGATGAATTTCAAAACTTGAATTTTCACGAACTTGATAGTATTATTACTCGGGTTGGTGAGAATACAAAGATTATGTTCTGTGGTGATGCCACTCAAACTGACCTTGTAAAAACCAACGAAAAGAATGGCATCATTGATTTTATGCGAATTCTAAATGTCATGCCATCTATGGAAGTCATTGAATTTGGTGTAGAAGATATTGTACGTTCGGGATTGTGTAAAGAATATCTAATTGCAAAAGCAGAATTGAATCTATGACATTTATTCATCATAATTATCTCGGTGATCTTGAACTAAACAAAAAAGAAACAAACGGCATTCGACTGTATAATCTTCCAGATGGTCAGTGGGTGCCTTCTATTACGTCTGTAACATCTTTCTATAATCGACAGATTTTTGTGGATTGGCGTAAGCGAGTTGGTGTTGAAGAAGCAAATAGAATTACAAAGAAAGCAACTGCCCGTGGTACAGATTTCCATGAAGCAGTTGAATTGCATATGAGGAATCAGGAAATTGATTGGGATCAATTTCGCCCCTTAACAAGATTCATGTTTCATCATGCTCGCCCATATCTTGAGAAGATAAATAATATTCACGCTATTGAAAGAACTCTTTATTCTGAGTATCTTGGACTAGCTGGACGGGTAGACTGCATTGCAGAGTACGAAGGGGAACTTGCAGTCATTGATTTTAAAACATCTGAAAAGATTAAACCTGAGGAATGGTTGGAAAACTATTTCGTTCAAGAGATGTTCTATGCTTCTGCGTACTATGAATTAACTGGAATTCCAGTTAAGAAACTAATTACTCTTATGGTCACTCCTAATGGTGAAGTCAAAGTATTTGACAAACGTAACAAAGGGGACTATATTAAATTATTAGTCAGGTATATTAAAGAATTTGTACATCACAATACTAGGTCAGAGAATGGAGAATGAACTAGAAAAAGAATTACAAAAAAAGTTTTTCTGTCCCTCCAAATTTGCACAAGAAATTGAACAATTGGTTCATGTCAATACTGATATGAATTATATTGATGCTATTATTCACTTCTGTGAAAAGAATAGCATTGAATTAGAATCAGTTCCTAAACTGATTTCTAAACCTTTGAAAGAAAAACTTAAGTATGAAGCAATGGAATTAAACTTTTTAAAAAGGACTTCCAGAGCAAAACTACCTTTATAATGAATGATGCCCTTTGATGCTTATAAATGTTACTTGTCAATGAAAAATCATTTTACAAAAGACAAGTATGATTATCACAAATACTGTGGTAAAAGTCGAGCGACTGTTCAATCTTTTTATAAAAGAAAAGACAGATTTTGGTTTGAAAAACTGGCAAGAAACAAAAAAGATAAAGAAGTAGAAGAATTTTTTATTTCAAATTTTATTACCTGCACTGATCCAAGTAAGCTTTGGATAGGAGAAATGATCCGTGAAGGCGAAGATAGATATACTGATTGGAAAAAAAGAACACAATCGCTTTCTTATATTTTTAAAGAAGAAGTAGAGAATATTTTTGATTCCAAAGATATTGATAAGGTATTTGTAAGTAAGAAAGGTCATCCACTTATCTTAAAAAGTTATTTAAGTGGAGATACTTCCATCGAAACGATGGTTATTTTGGATAAAATATTTGGATTCCGTCAGGAGTTTGATAAAAATATTCAAGACCCTGTGTGGGAAACCGTAAGTTTGAGAATGAGAAAATATTCTCCCTTCCTACATATAGATGTATTTCGTTATAAAAAAGTTCTCAAAAATGTTGTATTAGGGGAAAAATGAGTTTCTTTAAATCAGAAGTTGTCCGCGCAGAGATGACCGAAATTAGTGAATTGCAAGAAGAAGTTTACCAAAACGTCTTCAGGTTCCCCTCAATGTCAAAAGAAGAAAAACTTTTTCATGTTGCACTTCTGGAAAAACTTTTAAATAAGCAACAAATTCTTTATACCCGACTGAGTTTGTCTGATGATCCAGAAGCAAAACAAATGAGAGATAAAATTGCAGAGTCTGCCAATATGGTAGGTCTTCCATCTCATGTTGACATCAGAACAGTCTTCAAAAATATGGAGACTATTCTTCAAGCAATGCGTCAAAAGATTGACGAAGATGGAACTGACATGTAGAATAACGAAGTACACACAAGCCAAATCTAAACTAATACGAGGTAATCCGAATGTCATTCGCAAATCTTAAAAAGCAATCCAATCTTGGTTCCTTGACTTCTAAACTAGTCAAGGAAGTAGAAAAGATGAATAATACTGGTGGTGGGGGAGACGATCGTCTCTGGAAACCAGAAATGGATAAGACCGGCAATGGTTATGCCGTTATTCGTTTCCTGCCTGCACCTGATGGTGAAGAACTGCCTTGGGCAAAGATGTATTCACATGCATTCCAAGGTCCTGGTGGATGGTATATTGAAAATTCACTGACCACAAATGGTGGTAAAGATCCTGTATCTGAATACAACCGTGAATTGTGGAACAGTGGTATTGATTCCGATAAAGAAACTGTCCGTAAGCAGAAGCGTAAACTGTCTTACTATGCCAACATCTACGTTGTGCAGGACAAAGCAAATCCACAGAATGAAGGTCAAGTCTTCCTTTACAAATTCGGTAAGAAGATCTTTGATAAGATCATGGAAGCAATGCAACCTGAGTTTGAAGATGAAACTGCTATCAATCCTTTTGATTTCTGGCAGGGTGCAAACTTCAAACTGAAACTGAAGAAGAAAGATGGTTACTGGAACTATGATGCTTCTGAATTTGATCGTCCTTCGGCACTGTTGGATGATGACGATGCACTGGAAGCACTGTGGAAGAAGCAGTATTCTCTGTCTGCACTAACTGCTGATGACCAATTCAAGTCTTACGAACAACTGGAGAATCGTCTGAAGATGGTTCTGGGTCAAAAGTCAGCACCGTCCCGTGTAGACGAAGACGTTGATAATGAAGATAGTGATCGTGGTAATTATCAACCCGACTGGGCAGCATCAAAAGCATCTACTAATGATGACTTCAATGCACCTGACATTACCCCTAAGTCAACTTCCAGTGAAGATGAAGATGATGCTTTGAGTTATTTTCAGAAACTTGCAGAAAGTTGATTATTGAAATAATCTAATATTATCAGCACGCTTGAGGGTGGGATTCACATATTGAGTCCCACCCTTTTCATATGTCATCATTCCTTCCAGATCGTCAAGAATAACATTGATATATTCTGGTTTTAAAGTAAAAATATTTCTTTTTTTATCTTCAATCCTATCTTCATATTCTTTATTGGTTACAGGAACTGTGATATTAGATGTTGATACTTGGTTATTCGTAAAATAATCGTGATATATAACGGAATAGTCTTGCGAAACTGTCAAACCTGCAGGAACAATAACTGCCCCATCAAAATTTTTTATCTCAATAGTTTCATAGTGGTGGATATTTAAAAGTGCTTCGTCAGATCCATACTTATCAATAAGAAAATCATAATATGACTGTTGTGTCATCGGCCATTCTGTATATACATTGGTAATATTATTTGCAATTAGAATTAACCAATCTAAAGATTCATCATCGTATAAACTATATGCAACATTATCTGGTCGATCATCACCAGTAATTTGATACTTTGTGAAGAAAGTTAGATTTCCAAAAATATCTTCACGAAGTTTTCCTCTCCGGAAAAGATTTTTTACCCGTGAGTAATCTGAAATACTTTTTCCTTGCCCATCAAGATTGACATATTCAAAATCTGGAATGTAACTGAAATAATTTGCCATTTTAGAA